GGGCGTCACGCAATCCGGTGGAAGGGGGATCAGCTCCAGAGGATAGCCGCTGGAGCTGTCTCTGTATATCCAGGCATAGGCATTGCCCCGCATATCCCGATTGACCTGCATCAGCTTTTCATAGTCAAAGCTGGTCATGGCCTCGTTGGCGCGGCCCCACAACACCCGCCCCAGGCGATGATCACTTAGCCGCTCCTTTGTGCGCTCATTCAGGATATAGACGGGCAGGACGGCAATCGTGTTAGAGCGGACTTCCACACAGCGGTTCACCGTGGACACCTTCATGGCGCGGTCGGTACTCATCCCGGGATCTTCTCCGGTCATCCACCCCGCTGGGTTGTCCAACGTTAGCAGGCGCCCGCTCACCGCCCTGCTTATCCCCGCCGCCTTTGCTATTCCGCGGTCAAATATCACCGCTCACCACCATCCTTCTCCCCAGAGGCGAGAAAGGCTCCTGCCATAGCCAATAGTCCGCCCACAATCCAGCCGGCAGGCGGGTAAATACATCCCGCTCCGACAGTCATAGCGGCCGCACCACCCACAAGCAGCAGATCAACAAGCAGCCCACGCCAGCTTCGGCTCAATTTATTTTTCATTCCGATCCTCCTCTGTCAAAACGCTACAGGCTATACTTTCCGCTTGCCAATGCGTCTAAAAGGCTTGGCTTTGGGTCAAGCTTCAGCAGCGCAACGGCCATACCAATAATCCACGCCACCGTGATGTCGATCCGTCCGATGCTGCGGTTCTTCATAGGCTTCATATTTTCGTTGCCGTCCACATAGCACCGGACATTGCCAAAGCACCAGCGGGCGCAGGTGTTGTGGACGTGCAACATCTCACGCAGCCGGATCAGCCGCTCCAGCTCCTTCATAGTAGGTGACATGTTCCGGACATCCTGCGGGATCTCCACCACTTCAAGCGGTTTCCGGGCGCTGCTGTTTCCACTCATGAGCCGCTGGGTCAAACTGCGGCTCATGTATGGGTCAACGCCCAAAGCTTCAATCCGGTATGTATCAGCCGCGTCCCAGATGGCGTTCAGCACTGTCTCATAGTCAATGATGTCACCATCGCACAGGCTCAAAAAATTGGCGCGTTCCCAATCCCGGAACGGCATATGGTCCTGCTGCTCCCGCGCCACAATAGTGTCACGGGGCATCCACGCCCGGAACAGGACAACCCAAGTATCCAAGCCCTTTTGCGGCGGGAACAGCAACACAAAGGCCGTGAGATCTTTTGTGGATGATAAATCCAGACCGCCATAACACCGTTTCCCGCACAGTGCCTCTATATCTCCATTCCACTGAGTCTTGTCATAGATCGTCAGCGGGATCCATCCAACAGCATAAACAGCGATCCACTGATTCAGGCGCAGCCAACGGAACAGCTTTTCTTTCGATTCGCTCCGCTTTGCCGCCCGGGCCTCCGCCCGGAACTTTCGTTGGGAGACAGTCACGCCGTAGGACGGGTTGCACAGTTTCCAGACCGCTTCATCGAATATGTCAATTTCGGCGATCTTGTCCGGGTCATCACCAGTCAGGACAGAGATACCGTACATAATGGGGCACCACTGCGGGTCATCCTCGTCCAGCTCCCGCTCAGGACACCCCATGCGCCAAGCCAGAATGCGCCGGCAACTTTCGTGGACCTCCCAGCCAATACTTTGCTGATCCGGATCATCACCGGCCGTAGTCAGCACGATCACCGCCTGCTGGCGGCGGGCCGCATCTGAACCGGCCGTCAAAACATCCCACAGTTTTCGGTTTGGTTGGGCGTGCAGCTCATCCACAATAATGCAGGAAAAAGAATATCCGTGCTTACTGGCGGCATCGGAGGAATAAACCTTCAATACGCCGCCGTATTTCGTGTGTATCTCCCTGCGGCTATCTAATGCCCATGCAATCGGGTCATGCTCAGGCTGTCCAAGACAGGTATGTTCCACCATGTACTTTGCCGCCTGATAGATAATATCCGCATTGTTTTTATCTGCCGCGAAAATTCCCACACTGGCGCGGGTTTCTCCATCATAAAGCAGATGCTTAAGCCCCAATCCGGCGGCAAATTCGCTCTTGCCGTTTTTCTTAGGGATCTCTACATACAAAAAACGGCGGTACCGTACCCATGTACCATCATCATCCCGCACCTGAACGCCATAGAATTTCTGGATGGCGTCACTCTCCCAAGGGAGCAGCTTAAAGGGCTTGCCCGCCCATTCATTTTGCCCGTAGCACAGGAGGGAGAAGAAATCCAGCGTATCCTGAACCTCTTCCTCGCTGTACCGAACGACAGATCCATCATCAGGAACAGGGATATTCACGCCGGGTGCAAGCTTCATCAACTCAGGCATTGTTCTGTCGCTTTTCCTTTTCTCTCATTAGGCGCTCAAAGGCGCTCTCTTGAGGCTTAGACTGCCCGCCCTCTGGCAACACCAAACGGCAGCGGCTGGTGATCGTCAAGCCCATATCCACAGCCGCATTCCGGGCCTGCTTGTAATACCGATCCTGCACAGCGCTCCAGTCCGTGGCTTTTGATACATCGCCCCTTATGAAGCCACCCTCTACATGGAAAGTTGCCTTTTTCCAAAAATCCATGGCCACGACATACCGCGCCAGAGAGTCACCGTCCAGCTTTGAAATCAGTCCGGCGTCCTTCAGTTGACCGGCAATCTTCCGAAAATGCCGCTGCTGCTCCGCAGATAGCCAATTGGGCGTTGTAGGCGCCTTTACCTCCAGATTGACTTCACTGGCCGCACGTTCAGCTTTCTCACTCTTGCTCAAATGCTTACGGCCATTGCCTTCTACCACTGCCAGCGTCTGTCTCGGTCCTGACATCACGATCTCTCCTTTCGCCAAAAATCACTGTGGGGAAAAAATCTCACACGAAGGGGGATGTGCGGTTTTGAGCCACTCGCCCTCAAACTTTCCGAAGGTGGGGGGAGGGGCAGAAATCCGGAGGATTTCCCTGTGCGCGCGGCCCGCATAGCGCAGGCATGAGCGCGCGCCCAAGCGTCCGGCCGTCTTGCCCTCAAATAGGGGTCAATTTTTTGTTTTTTTCCGCGACCAAATCTCCTGCATTGTTTTGCTGCTGTGGCAACGTTTGCATAGGCTCTGCAAGTTGGTACGGTCGATGAATAGAGCCCAAACGCCTCTGTGCGGTCTGACGTGATCAACCTCCGTGGCATAGACACGGAACCCGCGCCCCTCACACTCCCGGCAAAATGGCTCCTCCATCAACTGTGTTGGCCGCAGATCGTCCACCCAGATGGGCAGGAAGTACCAGCCGTGCCACTGTGCACTCTCCAATCGCGGTGCAGATTTTGTTTTGTGCTTCAAGCACCAGCCTTCGCTGGTCAGCTCTGGGCATCCCGGATGCTTGCAAGGGCGCAGCGGCTTGCGTGCCATGGGCTATCACCTCCTGGCCAAACGCAAAAAGCCGGAGCCAACGATCTCGCCCAATTGGGTTTGATCATTGGCTCCGGCTCTCAAAGCACTGGCCCTTGTCGATATCCAGGATGTGCTCGGTTTTGCAGACCCGGCAATAGGCCACCACATGGGTACCCGTAGTGTCCGGGTTGATCTTCATCAGCCGCTTGTTACTGCGGCAAGTGGGACAGATCAGATATCCGTCTCTCACTATGTACAGTTTACCATGTTTTGTCTTGGCTTGCAATGGGTTTCCCTCCTACTCCGATAAAATAACATATTTCTCAAGGGCGAAAATATATAAAAGGTCATTTCTTCCGCTTACGTGTGCGCTTGACCTTTGGCTTGGGTTGCTGCCTCCATCCATAGGCAAGGAATTTAATATAGCGGTAATGACCATATAAGGTGGTGCGGTCACCCGTGTCCTCAAATACGATGGCGGCATTGGGCGGAGGGAGAATGGAAGTATCATCTGGCACACGGAAAGTCTCCACCTCCGGCTTGTGGAGATTGCGGGATGTGCTCCACAGCCGTTGCCCTACGGTCTCCCGCTGCTCTTTACACAGATAGCGGGCAAGCGTTTCAAAGTTCTTTTCTTTATCAACGCGGATTTGCCTATACTCCACTCGCCCATATCGCCAGAGCCGTTGAATCAGAGCGTAGTCCGCGCCAGTGGAATTTAGCAGCACATGATGGTGGAGCCGCCCATCTCCGTGCTTACTCTCAGTAACATAAATGTACCGCGCCTCCTGTCCACGCACGCCCCGCGCTTCACGCAGCTTGCGCCAGAAATACTGGATGCGGGCAATGGCAGCCTTACGCGTTTTAGGTAAATGGTCATCGTCATAGGTGAAGGTGGCAT